TAAGATAGTTACCTCCAGAACCGCCAACATGCTCACCACTATCACTTATAATAGCACTACCAGTTGAAGCAGAAAATGGAACTGCACCTCCATCTCCCGTAGCGGTTAAACGAATAGTCAGTTCTCTTCTAGAAGAGTCCCATCCTTTAACAACACCTTGTGCGGTGAGTCCCAAAACGGAATTATACTGAGTAACAATTTCATTATTGATAAAAGAACCCGATACTCCATCACCCGATCCACCACTGGATGTATCCAATCCAAATGAAACTCGCACAGAATCTTCATCTGTGTTAGGGAGTTTATAATTCTTTGATAGATTATTTACAACTAATCTTCCGGATAAACCATCTTCATCGGGGAAAAACGCATGAATGTCTGATACCGACTTTGTATCAAAACCATAGAGCTTATCACCAACTGTAAAGGAACCAGCGTATGTCTGATCTAGACCAATGGGTCTTTTAACTTTGTACGTAGTTCTTCTTTCTATTTCTGATCCTGCGATACGATTTGATCTATCATTTAAGATTGGATCTTTAATTATACCAAATTGCCTAAAGTCATTAACATTTATTAATCTTGACTCACCTTCTATGTTTTCGTTCAGGAATCGCAACATTAAACTGGAGATGTCAAACTCTTGGATTGGATTTGATCCATGTCCACCTTTAGGTGCAATTGGTATATCTACAGTAGGCGCATCTCCAGAAAGTCCTGATGTTGTAGGAAACGTTACATATGCAAAAGTATAGTTTTTACCAGAATTTAAAATTTGTATGTCGTTTGGTGTGTATGTCCCGTCTACCGTCATTACGGCTTCTGCGGAAATTCCATCACCCTGTACTAAAATTTCTGGTAAAATTTTAAAACCAGTAATAGCTTTGTCTGATTGATCAGTGCCATAAAGAGGAACTCCGAATGGAGACTCCAGTGTCAATTTATTTGAAACTCCTGTTATATCACCCTCAGACTGATCAATAATTCTGCGAACTCTTCCTACTTCTGGTCCAAAACCAGATGAGATATAAATCACATGATCATTATAGTAATCAGCGTTATTAGTGAATGGAGTAGTAGCGGATGCGTCTAGAATAAATGTATCAGAAGTTGATCCAACAGAGTCGGTTAATCTATGCTCACTTGGTGATGCCTTTAGGTATTCACCGGCTGTAGTTGATAATTTTATATCAGTTATACCACCATCAATTGCATTTTTTTGAACTTCGTATTGAAGTTGACCTGCTTCGTCATCTGTTTTTTGTGCAAGAGTGACTGGAAGGTACTCTTTGGTTAAAAAGTCTTTTTGATCTTCGGTTAATTTGTACAGGAATTTCCATTTATACCCATCAGAAGTCGAGAATATATTTGTCCCAGTATATGTCGGTTTAGCGGTAGAAGCCGTGCCTTTGTTGTTGGATATACACTTATAAACAAAAGTTTCATCAACTAGAGCATAATATTTAACATTTCCTGTTGGTGTATTCAGATCAATACTATCACTATATTGTGTGTATATGGTTCCAGAAGACCAATTATGCCTTGGGACTACAAACATAGTATTTGTTGAGTCCAAACGAATTGCAAAAAGAGAATTACGAAGAGCCGAATTATGTTCAGCAACCGAATCCACTACCAATGGCGGAGTATTGTCGTCCGACCAAGCAGTACACTTCCCGAAGAAAGCAAAATAATTACTGTCAGAAATTGGATCAAATTCTTTTTTAAGACTATCTGCAAAAATAGTTCTCAGTTTATTTTGTAATGCGTCTGTTAATGCCATCTATTCACCTTTAGTCGTTATTGCTTTCCGATGTTGTTCCGTATGGTATGCTATAATACTTTCCATAAGCACTATCAGCAGTCGATCCAAGGAAGGGGAACTGCGGAGATGTCCATGTAGAATATGTAGGGTTGGAATGAAAGTGTTTTCCTATTTTCTGTGTAAAAAACGATCTCTTTACTATCGAACCGAAAGATGAACCAACCGGAATATCTCCTGCTCCGTTACTGTTTGGATGGTGGAATATCGGGAAGAAAGCTAAAGATAGTCCTTGTGCTGAAGAAAACCCTTCAGGTGTACCCCCAGCATTACCCGTTCCTCCGAGTGGTCCAGAGAGTCCCGTTCCAGTAACATGTGCAGTAATACCGAATTCGGGAACATGTCCAAATGTATTACCATAACCTTGAGGTCCAGTACCGTCAAGAAGAGTAGCTCCGTTTGCATCAACACCAGTAAAACCTGGCGCAAATCCATTTGGATATAAGTCATTATTGCTGCCATTTATGGCAGTATTATTCCTTAAGTCCTGAGTGGTTCCAAATGTATATGGAGTAAAGTTTCCAATTATATGCACTTGCTCTGACTGTGCTTGACTGTGAAACGGAGTATCCGATTCCAAGTCATTTGTTAAAAGAATATCACCAAAGAACTTAAAGCCCGCAGGGTGCAAAAGTGACTTCAGAGCATCTTGGTATTTTGTTAAAGATAATTGTGTTTTTAGAACATAGGAAAATCTTTGATAGAAATCATTATCGTGTAATTTTTTTCTCGAACTAGGCTTTCCACCCTCGTCATAATAGAAACCATTGTAATCTGCAATTGCACCAACTTTGGCAGTTCCGCTTGCCGATCCGTCCCCGGTTTTACTGTCGATTACAAAGTTTGAATTCTCTGTGTAGTTCACACCATGATCAAGAATCACCACTTCTTTAATTCTACCTTGATCGTCTACTCGGTTTACTTTACCAGTAGCACCTACTCCGGAATCAGAAGAAAGAACAACTACGTTATCGCCTATTGTATAGTTTATACCGAGACTTGTCATTTCGTAAGTTGTATAAACACCGAAAGTAGTTTCATCTAAATATGTACCATCATCCAGATAAACCCTAACAGTTTGACCTGGTACAAATTCTCCTTGTATATCCCCTAAAAATAATTCAGTAACTTTATAGGGATAAGAATCATATTGAATAACATCAATTATAGTAGAAAACCCAATGGTTTGATTCTTTAATGAATCTAGTTGAATAACCTGCTGACCCTTCATAGAAAAATTAGAAGAACCATTAGTTGAAGTTACTCGAATAGATTTTTTATCTATCCAATTACCACCCGATGCATCTATTATGTCATTTCTTGGATAGTATACTTCCAATATGCTGTTGTAGAAGGCATTGAAAAAAAACTCGAACGATTTTTCTGATCCCTTTATACTGTAGAAATCTTTTATTCGTTTGAGAATATTTTTCCTATTAACTAAGTTACCCAGACTATCTGTCTCGAACTCAACAGGAAAATCTGACATGAACTTATCCTCGAATGAGGAAATGAAAGAATCTATTGTAGTTTCAATGTCATAATTATCATTAAGAAGTAAAGTTCTTTCCGTTGCATTTCCCTCTTGTTCCATCCATTCATAGTACGCTTCCAGAAATGCTACAAAATTGGTATGATCAGAACTGACAAAATCAGGAACTTGTGATTGTATAAGAGGGGATATACCCTCCATTATTTTCTTTGTTCTGGGCTCTAACGGAGTCAACTCACCATTAGTGAAAGCAAAGTTGCTATCACTGGCTTGTAGTACTGATCGTAATAGTATTGAAAGACTCATATATTATCAATATCCCGAACCAGAAGAAGAAGATGAACCACCACCTGATGAACTGCTACCTGATGAACTGCTACCTGATGAACTGCTACCAGATGAACTACTACCCGAAGAACTGCTACCCGAAGAACTGCTACCAGAGGAGCTGGTGCTAGAAGAGGTATAAGATGAAGAAGAAGTTGACGAAGTTTCACTATATCCAGATGAAACTGGTGTTGATCTACTGGAAGTTCTCACTTGAGGATTTCTAACATCTTCAACAAAAACAGTTATTGCATTAGTTTGAGTATTATCAAAATTAAGTATGACATTTTCTGGAGTGTACACAACGTCTTCTCTGGGGGTTACGGTAAAACGTATACTTCCATTAATAGAAGCACTTTGCGGTACGAATCTATTGATTGAAACTTTACCTGCGGGAAAATCTATATCTCCCACATCAGAGTATACTGTAGTTCTAACTTTGTCTACATCTTCGTATATTCTGAGTTTTCCGTGCATGTCCGAATCAATCCCAGCTAAAAATATTGTTCCATCTGGTTTTTTATATGCGAACATGGTGGATTGTACACTGGAATGATCAGAACCTACACCATCTAATGCACCATGTGCTGTATTTAAAATTGGATTGTTGAAATTTATTGAGTAATTTCTTTCCACGTTGAGATCAGGGACTAATCTTTTCTCCATCTTAATATCAACATCCACATATTGTAAAGATGGATCTAAGTTTCTACATAAATTTTCTAATTGGTTAACATACAAATTACTCCCAAACTTTGAAAGTTCTGTATTTGCATATAAGTTAACGTAAGCCAATAAAAGTGGTCTTAGTTCTGACTGTGTTTTTGATGTTACTTTTGAATCAAATCCAGATCTTAGGTCGAATGTGACATACGTGTAATCTGGATCAATTAGTTCGGGAATAACTCCGACTACGTTTTTAGATTTTAATATATCAGTTTTTATACTTTGCTTTTCGTCGTTTGTCAACACGCTTGATGTTGTGGGCTTTATCGATATAAAAACTTTTCCATATTGCGGAGGATTGGCTTCTTCTCCTCCATAAATTTTAACATCATCGACATTTCCGTACTCATTTAATATTAATGATTCGTAGTCATTTGCAGTTACTGCTCTATTTTGCGTTTGATAAAATCTTGGAGCATTTCTTCTGATTTTTGCTATTGATTCAGGCTCTGAACCCATACTAGAACTGGTTACTACACTCACGATTGAATTGGCGATAGAGGTTGTGAATGTACGGTTAGTGGAAGAATCAGTCTGACCCATTCCGTTGGCACTTATACCGCTAGTTTCTAAGTAGTCAATGACCACTAAGTTTCCATTTTCTAATTTTTGTCCCACAATACCATCACCGAATATTATTTCATACTGTCCCGTGGAATTCAGTTCAAGAAAAAACGATTTGCTAGTACTGGTGACGCTAGTAATATCAGTAACTTTAGTCCATACATCTGATCGGCCTTCACCGTCTGATGTAGATTTTAAAACCCTAACGTTGATATGATTCGTATCAACTACAGAGGAAGGTATAAGGAACTTAGTATCTGCGGTTTCTGAATTAATGTATGATATTGATTTAAAAGTGCCTTCATATATGGCAAAAGTTTCGGAGGTAAATGGACCATTTCCACTTGTATCAATAACCACAGGACTCGTGTTAACAAAGTCGTATTGGATTGATCCTACTTTACCTACAAATTTCGTTTTCGCTGGAATGGTTACTGATGACGCTGAAGAAGAAGCGAGTAATACCTGAACGGTTGCACTGGAAGATCTTCTTGAGTGTGCAGTGTATCCAATTTGCTTTGCATGTGATGCCACAGACGACCTTTTAGCAGCACTATCCAAGAACATTTCGTTTGCTACCATATTGGCGTAGTATGCTTGATAATGTGTATTGTACGCTAAAATATCAAGAAGTATTGATAAACCAGATCCCTCAAAATCATAATCTTTAAAAGTTTCCTGCGACTCCAGAAAAGTTTTAAAGTTTGATCTGATATCTTCAAAATCTAAATCGGTAACATTTTTAGTTGCATCTATTGTCATTATCGAGTCCTCTCAAGGACAAAAGTTACTTGTGCTGTTTGGTTTATATTTTTAGGTCTGAAAAGAATACTAACATCGTAAGCATTCGTGTCTTCTTTGGAATCAACAACAACGTTCAGTAATTCGACACGAGGTTCAAAATTTTCTATAGCAACCTCAATGGCATTTTTTATCCTAAGTACCGTTACAGGGGAACTCAGTTCAAACAAATATTTTCTAATACCCGCATCCATTTCGGGTTTGAATGGCCTGTCATATTTAGATGTCAATACAATATTTCTAACAGATCTCTTTAGAGCCTCCATGTCCGTGAGCATAGAGACATCGTTAGTCATTGGATGCCGAACGAAGTCCAAATTTAAATCTTTATATCTTGCCATTGTAGTATATATACCTTTTATTAGATATTGGGACTAAGACTTTCTATTTTCGATGGGAGTTGTGCCATAAGTTTTCTATACACCTTATCGAATGCGCCTGCTACACCGCTCCCATTAGCCTCACCTGATATCATAACACCACCAATAAAAATACTGTCATTTCGACCAAGGTTCTCTCGGGTATCCGGATCAATTAACGGTTCACCCAGACGGAAAACTTTGCCGGTTAGACTACCTCTAGCCAAATTGAAAACACCGTCAATGCCCTTTCCTCGGTTTATCAGATCAATTTTACCCTCGAAGATGATATCCTGGCTCGCGTTAAAATCGGAACCCGAATAAGTCTGTTTAATAGGCCGCGTCTCATTGAGCGCCTCTAGTTCTTCTTGTTTTTTACGCTCTTGTTCTATCTGTCTTTGACGCTCTTCTTCGAGCTTTATCTTCCTCGATCTTTCCTTTATTTCCTCTGCTTCTTTGGATTTTTCTTGTACCTTTATACCTTTTTTAATCCTACTTATCCAAAGTTGAGCAGAGACATTGCTGCCGTTGAATGTATCAGGTAGTGGTCGATATTCTGCAAATTCTATCGCTTCTTTTAGTTGATTCAATGTAAATGTCAACGCTAACCAGTCTGCTTCACCCCCGTCATAACCATACTCGCCCCCAGTTCTAAACTTAGAGTCTTCCTGTCGGCGAAGCATAAGGACCATGTTTGATTGATACTTAACTTCTTCGGCTTGGGTTTGTGGTTCTAATGGAGTGAAACCGCTTTCTTCAAGTGAAGTTTCTTGTTCTTCACTGGAGACTTCAGTAGTAGATGTTGAGTTCTCATCATCCTCTTCCCCTTCCCCGCGAGATTCTTCATCAAGGTTTGCAAAGAACGTATCCACATCTTTGCCAAACTCCTCTACATTTTCTGCCAAATCTGAAGCAGCCTGTTCTGCTAATGAAATTAATGCTTCGCCCGAGGCAATAAGATCTTCAGCACTTTTCTGAATACCTGCCACAAGTTCTTTACCTGCTTTCGCTGCTTCATCTACCAACTGCTCAACTGTTTCCTCCAGAGTCTCTACAATCCCTTCTACGCTATCCTTGATAGCATTTCCTATATCTTCTGGGTTTGGGATCGCTGCTGTGATCTCGTCGATACTGGGAAGTTCTGGGAGCTGTAGACTAGGTAACAAAGATTCTAAGTCGGGAGATGCAATGAGATCACTAAAA